AGCATTAGAACTAAATCCTGATGCTTGTTGTATTCCAATTATTGAACTACTAACTACTTTGTGTGCTACTAATAATTGTTTACGTGCTTCTTCTGTTAAAAACTGATATTGTTGGTGTGCATCTGAAACAGAAACGCTTTCTAAAGTAGTTGCGTTTTCTTTATTTGAGTTAAAAGATAAAATAAATTTATTTGCATTTTCGCTTCCAGTCCATTTGCGGATTATATTTCTTTCAATTTCGCTTTTAACTTCTTCATCTGTTATGCCCTCGTTTACATTTATAATATGCCCTGCACTTAATCCGTTCTTAATGTGATTTATGCAATAGATTGATATTTGTTCTTCTAATTCAGCGTAATTCAATCCTGAATAGTAAGATGGACGTGCAAAATAAAAACTGTCTATTGAATATTCTTTAATTACAAAAACAGTCTTTTTAGTTTTAGTATCTGCTATAAATACGGGTATTTCTTCAGCAGGATATTTTCGCAAATCATTCCAATCGTATGAGTACCAGTAAGAGGTTATTTCGCCTTTTTCATCAACTTGACTTGGTACTACTTTATTTTTTGGTAAGTGGTTTATTTGAGCAATTTCATTTCCTGTTTTACCTAAAATAACTTCAAAGCTACACTCGTGAAATAAAACAAAATCTTTTACTAATTTTCTAACTGTATCTTTTTTAAACAAACTTTGAACAATCGCCATTTGTGGAGCAAGTGAAACATCGTAATTTGCCATCAATCCACGCCCATAAGTAAACGCTGCGTAACTGTCTAAAATAGCGGAGTTTGTTGGAGAATATTTATAACGGTCAATAACATAATTATAACCTATATTATTTCTACCGTTTAAAACGTATTTTTTACCACTTTGTTTAACTTCTTCAAAAACCGCTGTTTTATGCGAACTTAAACTTATTGCTTTTACTTCTGCCATTATACTGTAATTTTATAATTTTGTAAATCTACAACGTCAGTTGCAAATGCTTTACCTCTAAATAATACATCTTGCGTTTCTGAAGATGTTATTTGTAATTCGTAGCTTTCAGCTTCTAATACATTTTTAGTAATTGATAAAGTCATATACCCATTTGCGTATGATGTAGATACATCTGCAAATATTTCTGATGTTGCCTTTGACTCGTTGCGTAAATTTATATCTACTAATTCAGCGTTATATCTTGGTATAACAACTATCGTTTGAGTTTGATTTTCAGGTTTAAATATTATCATACTATAATAACGTAAAAAATCAAAATTGATTTAAAAAAAAAGCGGACTATAAAAATCCGCTTTAATAAAACTAAACCAAAAAAAACTAATCGTTAATGTAAGTTGCTGATACTATTGCAAGTAAAGAAGTTACTGCGCCACTTGATAAAATTGGAGCAACATCTGGCTCTAATGCTTGTAGTGTTAATTTCAATCCATAAAAATCTCCTAAAGCACCGCCTAATTCTCTTGTACCTGTTGTTTTATCAACACCATTTTTTAAACCAAAACAATGAAATTTACCGTTGTTATCTTCTAAAAATACTAACATTCTATCTCTTGATAATAATTTAGCTTGGTTAAGCAACGATGCAGTTAAGCCCGTTAGCATTATACTCAAAGCTGTATCATAAAAAGTTGTTCCGTTATCTCTTGATGATGTTTCAGTTTCTATAACTGTGTTACCTGTATTTTTTAACTCAAATTTAAAAACTTCATCAAGTGTTCCAAGTCCTGTCATTTCAGATGCTACAACGGTTGGAGCTATATCTGAAAAAGGAGCTAAAAAAGCATTTACTAAACCACCAGCGTAGTTTTTACATTCGAGTAAACGACCGCTTACTATAAAATCACATACTGCCATTTTTTATTTTTTTAAAATAAGGGCAGAAACTAATCTGCCCTAATTACTTATTATTATATTTCTCTTGCCCAAACGATTTCAGCACCGTTGTAGTAATTTACACCTGCGTTGTAAACCATTGTACCTCTTACTAATCCAGTCAATAAACCGATTTCATCTTCATCTGCCATTACAACTTCGTTATGGTCAGCCAATAACCCTGTTCCAAAGATAAGATTTTTTTGGTCAGCAATTACTATTGTGTTACTTGGTAATCCGTTTACTTCTTCTAAAATGTATTTACCCATTCTAATAGCTGTATTAGCATCGCCACCTAATCCGTTAGAAATACCTTTAGATATTAATAAGAATGTGTATGCTTGGTAAATATCAGAAGAAACACCTACTTTTAAATTGTTACGTCTTAAAGCGATTGGCACAGCAGCTAAAGCAAGTTTGATGTGAGCTTCTACCGTTGATTCTGTTGTAGCAGCTGGTAAATCAATATCAATTACATCAGCATCTGCAAGGAATAATTTTAAAAAACCATCAAACTCATCAGCGTTTGCACCGTTACCATTCCAGATGTTGCTATCTAATTCTTCAGCTGTTTGTCCTAATTTCTCAACTAAAATAGCATCCATAATATCTCTTGGAGCATTGTCATTGTGAGCAGATGCACCCATTGTATCTTCTGACCATTGCGCTCTAAATGTTTCTTTACAAACGCTAAAATCATCTTTGAATTTTTTAGGAGCAAGGATTTTCTCACTTAAAGTAATTGCACCTGCTGGTAAAAATCCACAAGTGTATTCTCTTTTACCTCCTGTTAATTGTATTTTTCTTAAATTCAAATTATAGTTTACGTTTGGGTAAACTGTAACAAATCCTTTTGCAATAGTGTCTGCTTCTTTAAAAGCTTGTCCTATGATAGTTCCCGCTTCTTTACCAGCGTAGTTAGATGTAACCGTTGTTGTTGTTGCCATTGTTATTTATTTTTTTTATTTATTATTTAATTATGAAAATGTACATGCTGCTGCTGTAGCAAAATTACCGCTAATAAAGTAAGATGTTCCATCAGATGTGATTTGGAAATAATCTCCTAAAGTTTCAGCAGTTGCAGAAAGTGTAACTGTTGTTGTTCCTGCACTTGGTACAAAAACGCTGTTTACAATTGCGCCACCTCTTACATTTGCTCCTGTTGATACAAACGTCCAAGCTGTTGTTGCGAAAACTTGCGCTGTTATTACTGTTAATTTAAAACCTGCTAATGGTGCTGGTAAATTAATTGCTCTACCTGTTGCTGATTTCAAATAACAAACAAAACCGCTATCATCTTTTGTTAAAGTATGAGCTACTGTTAATGTTTGTGTTAAATCTAAAAGGGGTTGATTACCCGATACTGTTGTTGTTGTTGTTGCCATTTTTTATTTTTTTGTTTGATTAATTGTGTATTGTAATCTTTGTGCTTTACTCATTGCTGAAAGTTCTACTTTTGAACTTTTCTCAAAAGGTGCTGTAACAGTTGCAGTAACTGCTGGAGTTTTTGAAAGTTCAACTTTCAATTCTTCTGTTTCTTGTTTTTGTGCATTAAAATTAGTTTCCATAGAAGATAATCTAACTTCGATATCTTCGCTAAATTTAATTAACATTGAACTGATAGCATTTTTTAAATCTGCTACATCATTTACAGTTGGTTGTTGCATTTCTTCTTCAACTACTTCTTCTTCCATTGGTACTACTTCGCCAATTACGCCTACTTCGGTAACTCTTACAGTTGCTCCGTTTTCCATAACATATTCTCCAATAGGTAAAGCAACGTTCCCTTCTGGTGTTACTAATGCGATTGCCATTCCTACTGTTGGAGCATCGCCTTCAAATTCAAAAGTCATACTTCCATCTTCTGATTTCAGCTGTCCTAATTTAACTTGCTTTGTGAACATTTGTTTTAGTTCGCTAACAAGTTCTTCTTTTAATTGTTTAAAATCCATATCCTCTTTTTTTAAAGTTATTTTTTCTTCAAATATGCCCTCGATTGAAAATCCTGTCCCTGATTCAAGTGCTTTATTATATTCTTCTTCGCTATCAAATTTTAGTGTTCCAACCCAATCGCCTACATCTGCACCTAAATTATAAAGAGCCGATTTATCTTTTTTAGTATCTTCAACAATCCAACTTTCTGTTAAATATCCGTTTAAAATATCTGTTGAATTATGTTCTAAATTGAATTTACGTTGGTTGCCTTTTTTAAGATATAACTGTGATATTCTTTTTATTGTTTCTTCTGAAAAAAATACTTTGTATTCTTCGTTTGTTTCTTGGTCAATTCTTAAAATTTCTTTATTGGGTTTCATTATAACACCCATTAAAATCAATTTCTTTTTATCTACTTCTTTAAACTGAAACTTTTTTTCAGCAGAAAGAGCAATAAATTTAGCTTCCATAGCTGCTTCTTCCACAACAGAAATGCAGTCCACACCTTGTAAATCTTCATTTGATAGTACTAATTCAAATAATTTCATATTATAATAACGTATTAGTTTTTTATTGACGTATTTTTTTATCCAAATGTTGATGTTTGAACAGCGTTTCTGTCTAAAGATTGCTGTGTAGTTATTTGATTTCCTACAACATACGTTTGCAAAGGTTTGTTTTGTTGGTTTGCTATTGTAGATGCTAATTGATTTGTAGAAGATTGACCTACTAAATTAAATTGCGGAGAACCACCACCTGAACCGCCACTTGAAGCACTTGATGAAGCACTTGGAGAACTTCCAACATTTGTAGATAATATTTTTTTAATTTGCAAAGCACTAAATACACCTGCTAAAGATGCTTGAACAATTGGATATGCTGGAAAACCAGCAGTTATAGGAGATTTTTGTGCTGTTGTATATGCGTTTTGAACGCCCTCAATACCACTCATTGTTGCTTGTGCAACAGCTATTGCTTTACCGATTTTGCTTCCTTTTCCTGCTATCTCTGCCACTAATGACAAACCTTGTTGTGCAAAGGCAAGTTTAGCGTTTAATAATGCTTGTTCTGTTACTTTTTTATCTTCAGCAGATTTATCATCTATTACTTTTATATCTTTTTCTAACTTCTCTTTTAATTCTTTTTGCAATGCAGCGTTGCCTTCAGCAGCAATAAATTCTTTTTCATATTTTTGTGTTAATACAAGCTTATCGTATTCAGATTTACTCATAGTTAATTCTTGCAGTTTTAACCATTGTGCATCTTCTTTGTCTATTTTTTCTTTTTCTAATTTAGCTGTTAATTCTGCTTGTAAAATATCATACTTACTTTTTAAAGCTAATTTTAATTTAGCTTTTTCTTCTTCTGTTTTAGCAACTTGTTCTATCTCTAATAAATCTCTACTCTTTTGTAAATCCAATTTTTGCTGTTCAGTTTTAGCCAATAAATTTTCTAAATCTGTAGCGTATTTTTTATTTAAAGCTTCAATTTCTTTTTTGTGGTTTTCTATTGACTTTTTTTCTTCATCATTTATTTTTTTTATAAAATCTGTTTTATCTTTTAAAGAAAGTGCATTATCATTATTTACTAAAACCCTTTGCTGTTGAAAAGATAATTTTGTGTCTTTTAATTTTTCATCTATTAATAATTTTTCAGCATCTTGTTTTTCTTTTAAAGCTGTTTTTCTTGCATCATCAGCTTCTTTTTGGTCTGCAGTTTCTTGTCTTAAAAGCATTTTCCTTTGCTTGTTAAGTTTTATACCTGTCATTGCATTTTCTGTTTCTGCTTCATTTA